AGAATGAGTTTGTGCCGACCATCTCAGCGGAGCCGGGGTCATTTCATCAGTTGCCTGCTGGCTTTGGGTTGGAGATGTTTGACCCCAAGCACCCCAATACAGGATATGCGGAATTTGAGAGCGCGATGCTGCGCGGTGTGGCGTCTGGCCTCAATGTCAGCTATGCCAGCCTGTCAAACGACCTGTCATCAGTAAACTACAGCAGCATCCGGCAGGGCGCTCTGGATGAGCGTGATGGTTATCGTGCGCTGCACATGTTCATGATTGAGCATTTCATTGAGCCGGTGTTTAGGGAGTGGCTCAGCTCAGCTATGGATTTTGGCGGTGTTGATCTGCCAGCCAGCCGATATGATAAGTTTGCCGGTAACGCACATTTTCGGGGACGCGGTTGGAATTGGGTCGATCCGCTCAAAGAGATCAATGCGGCGGTTGTCGGATTGCAGAATGGCGTCCTCTCAATGCAGGATGTGGCTGCCAACTATGGCCGCGATGTTGAGGAGACATTTAGCCAGATTTCGCGGGACAAAGAGATTGCCTCACAGTTTGGCCTGAGTATGGCTTTTGAGCCATTCGGGCAAAAGATGCCAGCCGAGCCGATTGTGGATGGTGGTGATGATGGCTAATTATAAGGGCGAGAACATCGATCTGCGCCCTACGCAGACAATGGCTGAAGAGGCGCAGCGCGGCCTGGATTGGCGCGAGGAATATGGCCGGGGTGGGACGGCTGTGGGAGTTGCTAGAGCCAGGCAGCTAGTAAATCGCCAGGAGCTATCACCGCGCACTGTGCGCCGGATGGTTAGCTATTTTGCCCGGCATGAGGTTGACAAGCAGGGTGAGGGATTTAGCCCTGGTGAGGATGGTTATCCATCAGCAGGCAGGATTGCCTGGGCGTTATGGGGCGGCGATAGTGGCAAAGCCTGGGCCAATGAAAAGGACCGCATTATGGACCGCATTGACAATGAGGACACCAGAGCGCTTGAGGACGACTTTACTGAGACGACCTTGACCGGGTTGAAGAACAAGGTTGAGGAACACAATGAGGAACACGGCAGCGCACAGAGCAAGCGCGTGACGTTACGCATGTTGGCGGCTGTTTATAAGCGGGGCATCGGAGCGTATAACACCAATCCCGGCAGTGTCAGGCCGAGCGTTAAAACGCCTGAGCAGTGGGCGATGGCCAGGGTAAACTCATTTTTATATGCGGTCAGAAATGGCCGGTATCGTTCTGGCAAGCACGACACTGATCTGTTGCCAGAGGGGCATCCAATGAAAACAGACGAGGAGCGCGGCTATTATGAGGAGCGACCTTATCCAAGCGAACATGCGGCGCGTATTAACGACCCTGACAAATATGATGAGTTCCGGCGTGAAACAGGCGCGGGTGGTGAGGGAATTGATTTTATATACGGATTGGGCGACAATGGGTCAGAGGTACAGTCAATTCGTTTTGACGCTGATCAATACTCTGAGGCAGCGGCGCGTGAATGGTTGCGAGACCACGACTTTGAGCCAATCAAGTTTGAACCGGCAGCGGAAGGCAGACAAATGGAAGAGCGACATATTAAAGAGGTTACAGAAACAGACGAGACTGTGACCATCGTTTTTGAGAAGCATCATATGGAAGAAGCAGAGCCAGAGGCTGCTGAGGCCCGGCCTTATCACGATGAAGATGAGGAGCGCTTTGATCGTTCTAATCTTGTCATGCGTGCGATGGATATGCAGGACAAGGCCATTGATGAAGAAACGCGCACTGTGCAGATTGGCGTATCATCTGAGGAGCCAGTGCAGCGATCATTTGGCCTGGAGGTCATTGACCATACTGCTGGCAGCATGAACCTGGATTTTCTTAATTCGGGCAGAGCGCCATTGTTGATGGATCATGATATGGAGCGCCAGATCGGCGTTGTGGAATCTGTTGAGCTAAATGAGGATGCACGCCGTCTGCGTGCAAAAGTGCGCTTTGGAAAAGGTGCGCTGGCCTCGGAAGTGTTCAACGATGTGACGGATGGTATCCGTCAAAACATCTCAGTCGGTTATCGCATTGATGGCCGGATTGAGCGAGAGAACGACCCGGAAGAATATTACCGGGTCAAGACTACACCAATGGAAATAAGCATCGTTTCAATCCCGGCAGATCAGTCAAGTCTGGTCGGCGTTGGTCGGTCTAATTCCGAAACCTTAAACGCAACCGTCAAGACAGAAGGAGATAAATCTATGTCTGACATCGATCTTGATGCGGTAAGGCAGGAAGCCGCCAAAGCCGCACAGAAAAACGCCAAGGAGATTATGACCTTGGCTCGCAAGCACAACAAAGCCGATATGGGTGAAGATGCCATCGGCAAGGGTCTCTCAATCGATGAGTTTCGTGGCAGCCTCCTGGACGCTATCGAAAATCAGCCACTTGAGACGCCAGCTCATGTAGTTGATGCGCCTGTTAAAGAGCAGCGCAAATACTCACTGGCTCGCATGATCCGCGCACAAGCCACTGGCGACTGGTCAGATGCTGGCTTTGAGCGTGAGATGAATGACGAAATCCAGCGCAGCACTAACCGCGCAGCTCGCGGCGTGTATGTTCCAGATTTCGCTTGGCGTGCCGGTGCAATGGCAACAGCAGCGACTGGTGCCGTTGGCGATGAGAATGTTGTGGATAACTTTATCCCAACCGTCCATCGTGGCGATATGTTCATTGAGGCCCTGCGTGCGCGTCAGGTAATGGCTTCTCTGGGCGTGACCTTTATGGGTGGCCTGACTAATCGGATCAAGATGCCTAAGTTCTCAGCCGGTGCTACTGCTGCATTTGTTGAGGAGCTGGGCAGCGTTGCCGATCAGTCTCAGACAGATGCAGGTGTTACACTCCAGCCCCGTACAATGGGCTGCTTTGTGGACATTTCTCGCCTTGCACTTAAAGAGAGCATCCCAGCCCTTGATCAGATCGTTCAGGATGACCTGTTGCGCGCAGCAGCCGACCTGATCGAGTCAGCCGCAATCAACGGCTCTGGATCATCTGGCCAGCCTACAGGCCTGCTGAACGATGGAAACGTTGGTAACGTTGACATCTCAGCCGACACTGATGTGGCTGCTCTTACTTGGGCCGACATCACCGACCTGGTTAAGACTGTTGAGGATGCCGATGGCATCATCAATGCTCAGACCCTGGGCTGGCTGTCAAATCCAAAGGTCAAGGCCAAGATGGCAAACACTGTCAAGGTCTCATCAACAGACAGCGTGATGCTGCTGAATGATCCTTGGGATAGCATCTATGGCTACAAAGCTGAGTTCACCAGCAACGTCCCATCTAACCTGAACCCAGGTGATGGTGGAACAGATGCTTCTGCGCTTATCTTTGGCGACTTTAGCCAGTTGCTTGTTGGCCTTTTTGGTGCGCCAGACATTATGGTTGATGAGACAACGGGTGGCCTGGCTGGTACAACACGCATCATCCTGCACCAGGATGTTGATGTTGCGATCCGCAATGCCGCATCGTTTGCTAAGACTGATGAGGTTTCAACAGCCTAATCATAGTGGGGCGGCTCCAGGGTCGCCCCATCTTTCCCACTAACAGAGGTTTATCATGAAAGTTAAGATCACAGAAAAATGCTACACCGGCACCCAGGGCAATATGTTCGCGGGTGAGGAGCATGAACTTGATGACAAGATTGCAGAGAAGCTGATTGCGCGTGGATATGCCGAGGCAGTCGCCGCTCCAAAGAGGGCGAAAAAGAAATTTAGCCTGTCAAATCGCGCAGTCGATGAGGCAGATGTGGCAACGCCAGAGGACGACTGATGGCAGTTGAAAGCGCAGCAGACCGGGCCATTTTCGTCAATGTTGACGACTTTGGCACTGCTGCGACTTACACGCCAGCAGGCGGCGCAGGCTCCACTGTCAACGGAATATTCGACAATGATTTTGTGGAGGTTGACGCGGGTGGCGGGGTTGCCGTTGCTTTGCAGCAGCCGCGTTTTCATTGCCGCACTGCTGACGTTTCAAGCGCCGCTGAGGGCGATGCCCTGGTTGTTAGCGGGGTCAACTACACTGTCAGGATCGTACAGGATGACGGCACTGGCATGACGATGCTGGTATTGGAAAAAAATTAGATGGCGCATGTCCGAAAGCAAATCAGAGACGCGATTGTGACTGCGACAACTGGCCTGACGACTACAGGATCTAACGTATTTCGCAGCCGGATTTATCCGCTGGAGCAGACTAAATTGCCTGGACTTT